AACAAAAACGCAGTGAAGAGCATCTTCGCGATTGACGATGCGAAGGCTCAGCTAGAGTCTTTTGGTAGCCAGTTGGACCTTGGTCTGCCTCCCGAAGAAGATTTCGAACCGAAGGGTTTCGACGAGTTGATGACGGTTAATCCGTCTACCGATCCCAACTACGGCGATTCTTCTGAAAAATTTGCCGACCTTGGCGACGACCTCCAAGACGAACAGACCCAGAAGTTTGTAATTGACAAGTTTGCCGAAGAAGCTGCAAAGCGTCCGGGAACCACGATTACTGCTGCAGACATCACCGACATTTGCGGTGCCGTGCAGTGCGCCCAGCTTGCTCAGGGCGGCTCCATCATCAAGGGTGACCTTGTTGGCTTCATCAAGGACACTATCGCAAAGGCCAAGAACGCCCAGCAGTCCCAGAACGTCTCCGACGCTCAGCCGAACGGTACTGTTGCCGACGATATTGCTCCAGCGGCTGGCGAAGATGCCGCTGCTCCGGCTGAAGACCCGAACGCAGTTGGTGGTCCGGCTCCGACTATGGAACCGCTTGAACCGACTGTTGAACCGACTGAACCTTCTCTCGAACCTAATGTCGACGATGGCCTCGGTGCTGACCCGCTTGCCGCAGACGACGGTCTCGGTGCTCTCGACACTGGCATCGAAGATGCTGGTGCTGCCGACGGCCTCGGTGCTGACCTCGGCGTAGAAGACAAACCGGCTCCGGAAGACGGAGCTGCCGAACTCGATGCTGGTGGCCTCGACGGTCTCGATGACCTTGACAAGGATCTCGGCGATATCGAAGCCGACGATGACCTTGGTCTTGAAGACGATGCCGCTCCAGCTGAAGGTGGCGATGCCGCCCCGGCTGAAGGTGAAGCCAAGGATGAACCGAAGGCTGAACCGAAGGCTGACGAATCCAAGGATGACGGTAAGGACGAATCCAAGGACGAAGGCAAGGACGACAAGAAGGAAGATAAGGACGATGATTTCGACTTCGAAGCCGTCGCCAAGAAAGCTCAAGCCTTGACCGAAGGTGAAGCTGGTGCCGCTACTGAAGTGACTGAACCGGCTGCTGCCGCAGAAGAAACCGCCAAGGAGGAAGCAATTCCCGAAGGCGAAGCTACTGTGACCGAAGAAGCTGGTGCTGACGCTGGCACTGACGTTCAAGTCAACGAAGAATGCGGTGGCGCAAACGGTGGCGCAAAGGCTGATGAACAGATCGTTCAGGAAGGCTTTAATGCCGAAGACGCCGAAGCAAAGGTAGAAGCCATTGCCAAGGAATTCCGTTCTAACCGTATTGCCGAAAAGGTTCAGGCTCAGATCGAAGCTTACGAAGCCAAGGAAAAGAAGGCCAAGACTATCGCTCAGATTGAGTCGGTTATGTCTAACTTCGTGAAGACTGAAAAGTCTCGTGACCAGAAGGCTCAGGTTGAATCTATCGTTGCCAACTTTGCTCAGGCTTCCAAGGCCGCTGCCGAAAAGGCTCAGCTCGAAGCCGAAGCCGCAAAGACTTCTGAACTCAAGGGTAAGCTTGACAGCATCCTCGAATCCGTAGAGGTCAAGGAAAAGGCCGAACCCGTCGTGGAATCGGTGACCGCCGCTCCGGAAAAGAAGTCTGATGCCGTTGGCGAAACCATCGCTATGGTGGAAGCCGCTATGGCTCAGATGAAGGCCGACGAAGACGCTGCCAAGGCCAAGCTGGAATCCATCGTTTCCGACGCTACCAAGCGTTCCGAAGGCGACAACCTCCAGAAGGAACTTGACGCTATCGTCGAATCCGTACGTAACGCCTAATACTTTCGTAGTATCCTCAAAGGCCGCTCCGCAAGGGGCGGCTTTTTTGTGTAAATGGACTAATTTCAAAGGAAATGGCTAAAAGTATATAAACTGCAAAATATGAACTCGATGCCTAATGGACATTTTTCTGGTAAGACCAAGGGAATGATCGATAATGCTACCGAGAAGGCTAAAGGCACTTCCGGCAAGTTTTATGAGATTATGACCAAGCACGGTTTCTTCGATATAGCGGACGAATCTAACAATTTGACCGCTTGGCAGCGTGCTGGCGTTCCCGAATATAACCAGCATCGAATTTCGGATTTGTGTGACGCCATTGCGGAAATGCTGCAAGACTATTTGAGTAACGAAGAGTACGGCGTTCTCTGTCCGGGTGTAGAAGGAATCGTCAACAAGCTCGACCAACGTGGTGCTATGTCTGCCGCCGAACTTGACGGTATTGGTGCCGCCTTGGGTGGACTTACTGGCGGTGCCGCTGAAGCCACCCGACAATCCCTTTCGAACTTGGTTGCGTCTATCCAAGGTGGTTGCAAGTTCGACCCGGAAGTCGTTCCGCCTATTTGTATCGGATTTAGCGGCTTGCCGATTAGTTTTGCCAATGCGTTTAAGAAAGGCTCCTATCCTCCGGATTGGACGTTCCTTTATGACCACGAGACATTCAAGTCCAACAAGTTTTATGAGGCCGACGACGGTAGCGTGGCTATTGGTGCCGGTATCAAGCTGAATACTGGCGGAATCGCTAGACTGCTCGTTTTGAAGATGATATTCTCCGTTCCTGACGTAGATGAAGAAGGCCGAACTCAAGGTGACGCTGTCAATGGGATTACGGCGGAACAGTTCAATACTTTGTACGAAGTATCCGATAAGAGATATTCCGAACTTACTGACGAGCAGAAGGAGTTTGAGCTTACCGAAGGTCAGCTGCAGCTCGCTTATTTCAAGATGATTCAGCTTTTGTTGTGGGGTGCAATTAAGAATGACAACAACTGGGCGTATTTGCACTGGGGTTGCATTACTCACAACTCTTGCCCAGAAGCGGTAAAGACGGCGGTATGCAGTTATTTGAAGACGAACGGCCTTGCAGTCGATCCAAAGATTTGCCCGGAATCTGGCTTTATTTCGTATTGCGCGAATGTCGGTATGGCTTATCTTATCGGGTCTACTAAGACAATGACGCTGCATATGTTGCCGGATATGACTTACCTTGACGACAACAAGAAGGTAGTAACTGCAACAACGTCCGAATATGGTACCAATGTGGTCGTAGCAAACGGTGTTCCGCAAAACAAGAAGCTTGCGTATCTGCATTTCCAGCTTATCGCCGACTTGCTATCTCATATGACTTACGACTCTAACCCGAACGCATATGAGCTTCGTAAGCGTAGAATCGACGAGGCCAACAAGATTTATAGGGAATGCGGCGTCGATACCATTGAATTTGGAAAGGTTCCGGCGAAACCGGTTCATACGATGCCCCACTTGCTGAAACGTAATTTCGGCTGGCTTGTGAAAGGCACTATCAAGGTGTACGAAAACAAGAACATCAACATTCCGGTCGACCCGAAGAATTTCAAGATTGTGAACTGGGCTGAAAAGGGTTCAAACGAGGTGTCCGATATCACGATGGACACGATTCGCTACATCTTGGCGAAGGCTCAAGTGCCGGGCGTAGTAATTACATCGGTTTATCGTAGCCCTGAAGCGCAGACTCGCGCTATGCTTAATAACCGTCAGAGTCATAACGGCCAGATCGCGGTGAACTATGGCGCGAGGGGTCGTGAGGTCGACCAGCAATATACTGACGTGTCCAAGCGTGTCAATAACGGTGTGCTGAAGCGTCTCGAAAAGTCTTCCGACATCGAGGAAGCTCGCAAGAAAATGTTGAAGAAATGCGAGGATTTTTTGGCGGCTGGTACTCCGGTCTCCAACCACGGACAAGACCAGAATGTCGTGCAAGCCGTCGATATGGGTCCGGCGTCTACTAGAAAGGAATTCCATTATAGTGAAGAACAGTTGAAGCGAATCAACAACGCTTGTTACGAGGCTCGACTCGAAGGATATTTGAAGGCTTACTTCGGCCCAGCTGAATATGGCGGCCCGAAGGTCAAGGACCCGGCCTTCCACATTGAGGTTTGGCAAGACAAGAGTAAGCCGCATCCGCCTATGAGTACCGGCCCTGCTCCGCAGCCGACTGTTCCGTGCTTTATGAACAACGACAATATGAAGAACAAGAACGCTTGGGATATGGTGTTCACACACGACCAGACCCTCAAGGCTACAAAGTAGGTATAACAATGGCAAAGGTGTACAAGACAAAGAAAGCAGAGTTCGACGATATGGTGTACGCTTATCTTATGAAGCGTTTGCGCTGTCCTATCGAAAAGAGCGATTCCTACTTCTCTGGTGCTATCGACGATATGGGAAACCCCATAGCGAACGCGACGAACGGTTCTTGGGCTTACACCAATCTGGACAAGTTCATTATGCAGCTCAAGGGTCTGCTCGGCGAAAAGGGTATTGCCGCATTGTCCGCTGATTATGACGACCTTGACGCGATGTATCTGATGGCTGGCGGTAAGACGGATGGCTACTGGAAGAAGTTCGAACCCGTCATAGCTCTTGTCGAGGAAACCTCCTACCTCCCGCCGGAACAGCGTGGCCGTGGCGAGTATGTGGAAGAGGAGGCCGACGGAATGTCCAAGGAACAGCGTCTCGAACGTGCATTGACCATTGCCAACTTTATTATGGCGGCAATTAGGAATAACAGCGAACTTGTTTCGGACGATTCCTATGTTCGTTATGTTCTGCCGTCCGTCGAGTCGACTTTCAGCGTCCGCTCGCTGGGTTCACGTAACGAAATCGTTGATTATTTGAAGAAGGGTGGGCTGGCCGATTATCGTCAGCTTCTGCCTGAAGGCCACTTGCTGGCCGTTCGTCTCGCGAAGTATTTCATCAAGAACGATCTGTGCTCGAAGAACACGGAAGATGGCGACAACTATGCTCGCTTATGGAGGCAGCTGGCGTCGTATGGCGGATAATTATAACGGAAAGCCTTTGTTTCACGTAGGTGCTGACGATTTCATCTACATATCGAACTGTCTCTTGCTTCAGAAGAGACTGCTTTCCAAGAACATTCATTTACAGGAACTCAAGGACTATTATGTGAAGGAACGTATTCCTCAGTTTGTCATTGAGTACAATGGACTAGTTTTGTCCTGGGGATAGACTATGCTATCAAAGAAACTACCAAAGACAGATACCGTTGCTTCTCGCGTGCTCTCGCACGTCCGAGATTACGGTGCTGCTAATGAAAAGGGTCAGTTATTTGACCGAATCTTTAACCGTGGCGACGTGGTTAGACAAATCCGTGCGTCACGAAACATCGTAGGACAAGGCATTAGCCAGATGATGTACCCGAACGGCAACTCGCCTGACGGGTTCAGCAGCTATATGCCAGCTTTGGGTATCGCGACCGACAAGATCGACCCGCAGCGCATCCAGAACGCCATCGCCGAAAACCAAGTCGAGCTTTACTGGCGCAAGAACGTCGAGCGTGCATTGAAGTACGATACTGTCGCTTGCCGTTCGGAAGTGAACGAATCCTTGATCCAACTCTGTAACGAGGGTATGTACAAGGATGACCTTGACGAGATCTGTTCGCTCAAGATTGACCCGGACGCGGAAATCGGCGATGCCGTGAAGATCAAGCTTGGCAAGATTTTCCGCCAGCAAGTGTTACGACGTATCTTCCAGCTCCATAGCAAGGGTTGGGAGTATATGAAGTACCTACTCACTCGTGGCCGTATCTTCTTCGAAGTTATTTACGATGTCGAGTCGAACAAGATTGTCGGCTTGAATATGCTTCCGGAAGAAAATATGATTGTCGTGGTTCAGGACAACCTTATCATCGGTTTCCGCCAGATGCTCACCGGTCCGGTGTCGCAGCAGACCAACGGCAAGAACTACATTGACTTCTCTCCGCAGCAGATCCTTTACGCTTCCCTCGGTATGGCCGGTCCGGGCGGCATCAATGACCCTCGTTCTATCCTTGAACCGGCTATGAAGCCGTATAACCAGTTGAATACCATCGAAGACTCGGTGGTGATGTACCGTGTTCTTTGGGGTTCTGAAAAGCTCGTTCTCAAGTGCGACGTTTCTGGTATGACCAAGGCGACCGCCGAAAAGTATATGAAAGACCAGTCCAAGATGTTCTCGCGTAAGCTCGATTACAACCCGATGACTGGCGAAATTACGAACTTTGGTAAAGCGATTGGTTTGACTGAACACTTTGTGATTGGCGTTGGTAACGGTCGTACCGGTTCTGGTATCGAGCGTATGGCTGGCGGCGAGCAGCTTGGCAACATTGACGACTTGAAATTCTTTAAGAGAAACCTTGTGAACGCCTTGATGGTTCCTCCGGGACGTATTACCGCTCTTGCTGGCGACTCCCAGAACTACTCTCAGGGTAAGATTGGTGAAGTTACTCAGGCTGAAGTGTCTTTCGCTCGCTTGGTTGAGCGTTACCAGACTCCGTTTGAGGAAATTCTTATCCGTCTTCTCATTATGGTACTCAATACCGACAATTCCATTGACGACAATATCAAGATTCAGGAACTCTATACGGTTCGTTTCAAGAAGTCCAACGGGTTCAAGAACTTCATTGATTCAGAGGAATGGACGACTAAGCTTGCCGTATTTGACTCTATGATGAAGCACGTTTCGTCAAAGGAAAACCCGAATGGCGCACTTTCCAAGCAGTTTGCTCTCCGTTATGGCTTGCGTCTCACCGACGAAGTCTACTTGCTCAACAAGAAATGGTGCAAGGAAGAGGAGAACGAAGCTTCCGGTGAAGGCGGCGACGAAGGTGGTGAAGGCGGTGGCGCACCTGATATGGGCGGCGGCGCACCTCCTCCAGTTCCGGGAATGTAGCGAAAATGGCGGTCATTCGACCGCCTTTTTCGTTTCAATGTAGGTTTTGGCACCTTTTTTGAAGGTGTTTTTTAGGTCTGCTAAACATTATGTCAAGAAGCCTTCGGGAAGCGTGGTGCTACCCAAAAGGCACAACCTAAGTAGGTAACACTATGCAGACACTTCAAAAGAAGAACCTCACTCGTAAGTGGCAGTCTGTGCTTGAGTCCAACCTCGGCCCTGCTATGCACACCCGTGCAGAAGCCAGCGTGATTGCTACCCTTCTGGAAAACCAGAATAAGTTGAACCGTGGCGCATTGATTGAAGCTGCCAACGTCTCCGCTGACGTTGCTCAGTATCAGCAGTACGCACTTCCGATGATCCGTCGTCAGTTCCCGGAACTCCTCGCTATGAAGACCGTAGCCGTGATTCCGACCACGACTCCGATGGGTATCTACTTCGCTCTCCGTTATCTCTATGATAACGAACCGACGAAGACCACTGCTTTCCGTAACGGTCAGAAGCAAGAAATCGGTTACGACCTCGTTGCCGACCACACTGGCTTCGCTGGTACGTTTAACCCGTGGAGCACTGGTGCTGGCGAAATGCTTTCTAACTATATGGAAGGCACCGCTACTACTGGCGCATCTGCTACTGGTAACACTTTCGATCCTGCTCAGCCGGGTCTCCTCTACAACAACTTCGGTGGCTCCTATGTCGCCGGTGACGACCAGTATGGTGCATACTCCTTCAACATCAAGAAAGCATCTATCAAGGTGATTTCTGGTGCCATCAAGGTTGGTACTCGTGCCATCAAGTCTCACTACACCATCGAACTTCAGCAAGATATGGCCGCCGCTCACGGTCAGGACGTTGAAGCTCTCCTCCTCGAAGGTCTCCAGTTTGAAATTCAGCAGAATATCGACCGTGAAATCCTTATGGCAATGGTGATTGTTGCTCAGACTCCGTCTCTCGGTGGTGAAAAGCCGATTGATATGGACCTCGCTGATCCGAACCGCCTCAACGCTGGTATGGGTCGCTGGGCTGCTGAACGTATCGCCGGTGGTATCGTTAACACGATGATTGCTGTCTCTCGTAAGATTGCTCTCACCACTCGTATGGGTTGCGGTAACTTTGCAATCGTGTCTCCGGACATCGCTGCTGCTGTCGCTACCTTGAACAACGGTATCTACACTCCGACCTACCTCCAGACTGATGCCGCTGTGCAGCCGGCTGGTGGTGTGGCTGATGCTGGTAGCCTCTTGAATGGCAACATCAAGCTCTATCAGGATATCTATGCCAACGCCTCTTATGCCTTGATTGGTTATAAGGGTCCGCGTCAGGGTGAATCTGGTATCATCATGATGCCGTATATTCCGTACATCTTCTGTAAGACTGCTGGTCAGGAAGATGGTTCTCCGCGTCTCATCGTGAAGTCTCGTTATGCCATTGTGGCTAACCTTCTCGGTGCTGGTCAGTTCTACCGCTTGATCCACTTCAAGAATGTGTCTAGCGTTATCACTGGCATTGACCTTGAGAACAACCCGTGGGAAAGCAACGGTTCTGTTGGCGGTGCTTCTCTGCAGCCGGGTCTCTCTTACGAGACTGTTCCGGGTGCTAAGGACAACCTTGTCAACGTGGCCGGTGGTCTCTCCTTCGAGAACAACAACTGGTAATTGTTGACCTAACTTTGCTCCTTGGTTAGGTGACGGTGGCGAAGCGATTCGCCACCGTTTTTTGTTTGGAATTCAAATCATTTTTTGCTAAAATAAGGCATTATGGCAGATATAATTTCTACTACGTTTGACCAGTTGAATCTGGACGACCCGTTTTTTGACAGTTTGAAGTCGATGTACCGCAATTTCAGCACTTGGTTCCGGAACAAGGCTGAGGAACACGCGAGCTGCGACGTTGTCTATGACGCCGAAGGCAATTTGAAGGCTATGCTCTATACGAAGATTGAGGGTAAGTACGAGGATTATAGCCGGATGGAGAAGCCTTTCGCACCTAGCTTTCGCTTGAAAATCGGCACGCTGAAGTCCGAATTGCGCGGCGAGGGGATTGGGAAGAGATTCCTCGAAATGGCCGTGGAACGAGCTAGGCAAGATCCAGGAATCTCGGCGGTGTATGCGACGATATTCGCCGACAAGCCCGAACTCTCTGGATTGGTAAAAATGTTCGAGAGCTACTACTTTTCTCGCCGATGTTTGCTGTGCAACGGCGAAACGGTGTTCGAATATCCGATAACTTGGTGGAGAACCCCTAAGCAAGAAGATTAAACGGTTATACAGATCTAAAAAGGCTGGCATTTGCCAGCCTTTTGTGTTTTTGGAACTTATCAACACTATATAAACTGCATATAACCAAGTGGGTTTTGACGATGATAGAAAAGGATGGAAAAGCTTTATTGTCGGGTATTTTGAATAACGACACAGATTCAGTAAAGAGAATCATTTCGTCGTATGTCGAGTCGGCAATGAAAAAAGGTATCGACGGTGCGTCGGTCGCCATTATGGAGTCTATCGGACCGAAAAAGTAAATGGTGAGGGGTACAGCTATGCAGCATTTAGTCGGTGATATTTTTCTGGAAGGCGTGAAGGCACAGTTGCTCGACCGTACCGACGAGTTCGGTGTCGGCGTAAAGCGTCTTGTAATCGAGGGTATTGGTATCGTCTGTGACATTCCGGGTATCAATAACCGTTCTTATCCTCGTCGAATCATTGAGCGTGAAATGAAGCGTCTTATGGCCGAGATGGTGTCTCGTGGCCGTCTTGCCGCCGAACTCAATCACCCGCGCCTCGATGTCAATGGTGACGCGAAGGATTATCCGATTTTCGAAATGAATTTGGAGAAGGTCTGCGCTCTTATCGAAGACCTTCATATGGAAGGCAACAAGCTTATGGTGCGAATGGTCGTGCTGGAGGAAACCCCTGCCGGTAAGACGCTCGCTGGCTTGATCCGTGGCGGTTATCATCCGGGATTCTCTCTCCGTGGAGCTGGTTCTACTGTACCGGCTGGCGACCACGAAGAAATCGGCGACGACTATACGATGATTACCATCGACGTTGTCGGTAACCCGTCCTTCGGTCAAGATGCCATTTTCAACAGCCGCACCGAAAGCGTTTCAGCCAAGGCCAAGCCGCTTACCGAGTCTGTTTCCAATGTCGCACCTCGACCGTTGGTCGAGTCTATCGAGAGCGTGATGGGTCGTTATGGCCGCGCTATCGCTCGCGGTTATGGAAACCTAGAAGAGTGCTATGGTGTCTATAACAAGAATGCACTAATTTCAGCATTGCGTCAAGGAGTTTAAAAGATGGAACTCTCGAAGATTTTGACAGAAGCCGAAATGTCGCAGCTTTCCCCAGAAATCGTGGGGAAGATTGAATCGGCATACCGTTCTGAACTCGCTTCTGCGATCGAGTCCGACAGTTCGAAACAGCGCAAGCAAGTCGAAAAGATGCTTGAATGCGTTATGCAGCGTGCCGACAAGATGATTGGCGAAGCCGTTGCTGAAAGTGTTGAGAAGTACAAGTCCAACGCCATCAACGACAAGATGTACAAGGTCTTGAAGGCCGTGTCTTCTTGCTTGGAGAGTGCCGGTATTTCGTTTAGCGAGGAACTGGCCGACGCAAAGCGTGAGCGCAAGGCCGATGAACAGCGTTTGAAGGAAGCCTATCAGGCTCTCAACAAGAGCAAGCAGCGCGAGAACGAATTGGAAAAGAAGAATTTCATCCTTAGCCAAGTGAACGGTATGAAGCCGGACGAGGTTCAGAAGGTTCTTAACCAATTTATGAAGCCGACGGTCGATGTGCGAGACATCACCAAGGAAGCCATCGCGAAGTTCATTTCCGGAGATAGCAACGACGTGTTTATGCTCGATATCGACCCGGATTGTGACGGCGACTTGAATATGAACAATGTCGCCAACGCTCTGAAGGAAATCAACCACGAACTGGATATGGAAACCAAGCCGTCTTCTCCGAATAAGGTCGAAAGCCGTTTCGAGAGTCTTGGCAAGGGTCTCCAGCCGCAGAGAAGCACCTTGCCGACCGGTAATGTAAATCTCGAATCTTTGGAGAGCGGTTGTTCCGACGATAGCGACGTGGCCGAGGCTATGGCTCAGTTGAAGGACTTTGCCGGTATCGGAACTGGAAAATTCGCTTAAAATATCCACATTTAGAACTTTAGGGGTGTCTCGCGTAGACACCCCTTTTTGAACTAATTTAGGGGGAGAAACCCTGCCCCGTTATAAACTACGGAAAAGAGGATTTATGCAATCAACAGATTTTACATTTGCACCGAGAGGTCAGCAGCCAGTCCAGCAGCCCGTACAACAGCAGCCGGTTTACCAGCAGCCATATCCGAATATGGCTCCGCCGCAGCAACAGCCGTTCTACCAGCAACCGGTACAGCAAGTACCCAACGGTTACTATCCTCAGATGCAAGTGGCGCAGCCGAATGACGGTTCTCGCGAATTTATGGAGGCGTACAACAAGAACGTGCGCGAATACCAAGCGTTGAACCAGAAAATCAAGTCCGGTCCGACGAAAGCCGATGCCGAGTCGAATCTGGAAAAGATGGAAGCGATGGTTGAGACAATCCAAGAGGATGTCGCAAAGAAGCACGAAGATTCTGTGCATAAGGCGGAATCATTGCCGGAGTTTGTTGATCTCTTGACGACTGTCATCAATGCTATGCAGAATCCTGAAGTATGGCTACCGAAGGAACGTCAAAACTTGGCACCGAAGTTCAAGGATTCTAAGCTGACGACATCTCTGGTACCGTATCTGAAGACTTACAGAGACACCGTTCAACGCTTGGGATAAGACAATGGCACTTCCACTTACTTTGAGCAATTATGCGATACCGTTCGCCGAAGAGTCTACACCGATTATAGTAACGCCGTCGGAGGATTTCCTTCTGACGAGCTTTTCGGTTACTGGGTTCGCACGGCGCAGCTGTGTAGTAAATTCGTTCGAAGTATACTGTGAAGAGCCAGCCATCATCGTCCAGATGGACTTGAATGGCATCGGTCTGCAGAACTACTACGCAGACCTTGTTGAAGTCCGTGGCGACTTCTACGACCAAGACACAACATCTCCCGAATGGTTGACCTTTACCAAGAAGGCTGACAAGGTGTACGTGTTCAATGTACACCAAGGGATTGACATCGAAATGCTCGGCCTTTACGGAAAAGGCAATATCCAGAATGTCGTTCTCGATGTCCCTCCGATACAGTCCAATGGCGACGTGATTCGCCAGATTCCGCTGTCGTTTTATGTTGTCGGAACTGAAAACGGAAACGATGTTGCCGAGACGGGTGTAATCAACATTACAGTTTCGGACGCTGTGAAGGCCACCGACGAACTGTTGCCGCAGATTACCTATATCGAGAACTTGGCTACACGAATCAATACGAGCGCGGAAATCGTTCTGCACGGAAAGAATTTCGTAAAGGGTATGAACGTGTACATCATCCAAGGCGAGACTGTGTATACCATCTTGTCGAAGGATATTACCTTCAATGACGATGGTACTATGGCTTCGTTCCTTCTGACGCCTAAGATGCTGAATGTCGATGGCGACGGTATGGATGCTTGTGGTACCTATGAAATCCACATCGGATTTGACCAAGCCAATTTGGATATGAATAACTTAGGGTTGATTCGTTACAAGTACGACGAGGAAAACTACGCCGAACAGCAGAACACCCCGGCACGATACACCGGTGTCGGTATTTGCTTCGTTCCTAGCGATATGTCGCTCGTCTACGATATGACGGACGAGTCCGGTGCGACCGTTTCGAATCCGGCTGCCGGTAAGCTAGGCAAGACGATGTATGTGCGTATCGAAGGCGATTGCACCAAGTATAAGTATGTACAGGTTCGCTTGAAGCTTAACTACAGCCTTGCACACAAGTATGGCGAAAGCTATATCGACGGAGTGCAGCTCCTTGAAGGCGACGTGGTGTGGCTTACACACCAGATTAACCCGGACGAAAACGGTTTGTGGGTTGTGTCCAAGGGTGAATGGCAAGGGTATGACGACCCGACCGACGAAGAACCGGCTTTGGAAACTTGTCCGAAAGATTGTTATAAGAAACCGCAACCGGCCATTGTTGACGATACCTATGTAATCGATCTTGGTGCGCGTGTTTCTGACAAGGTAGATTATGTTTGCGCCGACGACGTTCCGTACAAGTGTGGCAGCCGTACGGCGTGCTCGTATCGCTTGAAACCGGGTGACGTTATCCTTCTTTCGAACCAGAATGACGGACAGAACGGCTTGTGGTACGTGACTTGTGGCGACTGGGTATTTATGGGTCCGCCTGACGCGAACGACGGCACCACAATCGACGTGTCGCGCTCCATCATAGTGCAGAACGACATCGACTTCTGCAAGTGCGGCGAGACCTACCACATTGACTATTACTATTTGAACGCTTCTTGTTATCTGAACCATCTTCAGAGAGAAGTGAAACTGCTTTGCACAGGCGCGTCCATCGTTCCGAACAATGCCGACCATCAGGTAAGCATTACTGAATACTCCGTAACCGTTGGCGAAGCTGCTGAACTGGTTGGTTATCGTGGCCGTACGCCGGGCGACCCGGTCAAGGAAGACTGTGTCCGTAAGGAACCCGATTTCGAATACAAGGCTGGTATGGGTATTGTCGAAAATATGCAAGATGTTCCGTGCTGTGCTATTGGCTGTGTTAGAAGCCCAGAGTGCAATTGGGTTTGTTTGGTGCCTAAGTTCTATAATATTCGAATGACCGACGATTATAAGAATAGCAACGATACGAACGGCTTTACCATTAAGTTCTGGCGTCACGAAGAAGATGACTGGCATCTGTATGCCTATATCGGTTCTGGAACGAATATGACCGGTATGGACTACTATGTCTATCACTTGCACGTAAAGGGTGCCGCAACCGAGCATATGGTTGACGTGAATGAGCATTATTGGTTTACGGTGAATGGCGGTGTGTTGGCAACTGGTGATACTCAATATGTCCCGGAACAATGTTCTAATTCTTGTGCGGGTGAAACTGTTATTGGTGGCCGATGGGTTATAAACTCGTTTACTTTAACTGACGATACGTGGACATTCCCATATAATGAGTCAATATCTGAATCTCATAATTTGGATTCTGATGAAAAATTGCATATGCTATGGCGTATAAAATGCACAACGACGATATTGGGTAGACGCTTACCGGGAATTATTGTTGATCCAGATAGTCCTGATAAGGTTGATGATAATGTAAGATTGACTTGTGATGATATGGAAGACTCCGAAAAGTGTTCAAGCGCGGTGGGGTCTCCTGAGACAATGGGGTATATCGCCGGAATGCAGAAAATTTGGGGCTTTAACTATTACAAGTCGGTTATGTCTAAACAGCAGTTCTGTGACGAGTATAACAAGTACAAGACTGAATGTGTATATAGCGAACTCATAGAAGCGTTGGGAACCGACGAGTATGAAGATGAGGGTGAATTAAAACAAGATATCATCGGAACTGATGATGGGGACGGTTTGAAGACCGACAGGAGTTAACAATGGCTGAACAAGTTATTACTCTAACCAAGATTTATTCCCTTCCTCGCAAGGAAGGAACAGAAGATGACAAAACACGCCTTTGGCTTCCTGTGACTGAGCTTCAGGACACTGGAAAACGCAAGACCGTTCGTGTGCCGTTCCCAGTAGGCGACTATGAAGTGTCTTGCGACTATTGTCACGGAACTGGAAAGGTCGATTGTCCGACGTGTGGCGGAACTGGATTGGGTATTGTATGTGACCATTGCGGTGGTACCGGTGTCGAGCCGACTAATGACGACGACAACGACGAAACGCCGACTGATCCGTGTGACCCGGCTGCACCAAATGGCGTTTGTACTAAGTGTCACGCCGATACTCGTTACAAGGACACCGATGGCTTGTACCACCTTCCGTGTGAAACGTGTGACGGTACCGGTGTAGTTGAATGTCCGCATTGTCACGGCATTGGTGGCGGTGTTATGACCGTTTCGCCGAACGGTGTTATCCAGCTCCGTTATGACGACACAGCATTCGCCGTCAATGCAGACGGTCTCACTATCAAAGTTGATGGTAAAACCATTAAGATTGGCGATAACGGTCTTGAAGTTAATGCCGATGCCATCGTCCCTCCGTCTGGATATCTCAAGGCACGCAGTGACCAGTTGATGCTTGATTCCGATACGGTGATTAAGCCTAAAGCGATTATTCCGTCTATTACTGGAAAAAATTTCTCGATGGACAAGAACGGTTTAATCGAACCGTCGATTGACACGATTGGTGGCTTTGTTGCCAAGCTGACTATAAATATCGACAATCCGAATTACGAAGATGGTACGGACTTGATCAAATACGAGGTCAGCGGCGGTGGCTCTTCTTGGAATTTCGTGATGGATACGACTCGTCCGTGTGACTCGTTCGAGGCTGGCGTGGTAGTTACAGAAAACCTCACGGCTGGTATATCCTTCACGGTGAAGGTAGAGACTGGCCACTTCCCGACCAACTATCAAGCCTATTATTCTGTAGATGTCCATTCGTTCTAAAAATGACCTAATTTAGGTCAAAAGTGATAGAAGGTTTTTCTCTATGAAGAATCACAATATTAACGGACCCAAGACTCGTCCGGCTGCTCCGGCTGTCTTCGATAAGAATGGCAACCAGACCGAAGCCTCGATGAAGTATGACAAGATTGACTCGGAATACTTGACTAAATTGTTGCTTGAGCACAAGCGTAACGTGCAGCTTTATGGTAATGGTTATCCAGTAAGCAATGAACTCGCTACTGCCATCCGTATCGTTATCTTGAAGACGCAAGGTATGAAGTCTTGGCGCAAGTACACGGACGACTGGAAGGAAGAGATGTTCGCTCGCGCCCAGTTCTGTGCTCTCAAATACTGCAAGTCGTTCGACCCGGTTAAAATGGCCGAGAAGTCCAAGAACAACGACCCTTACTACTACCTTGGCCAGATTGTGTCTCGTGCATTTATGCAAGTGCAGAAGGCGATGTCGATCAAGTCAAAGTATATCAAGTTCACGTCGCTCAACGAGAACATTTATCACGAATGCCTCAACATCGACGAGTACGCTGGCGTTGTTCAGAAGGAGGCCGAACGCGAGAAGGCCGAGATTAGTGGCAACATCAGTCTTGACTTGAATCCGTCGGATATGGACAAGGCGGTCGATACCTTGAACAAGATTGACCCCGATATCGAGGTTAACGAGGATGGTGTCGACGCGGCGACCGTCGTAAGCGACCCGGCTCTCCGAGCGGCGCAGCTGAAGCTGAACAAGAAAAAGAACGCGGCGGAGAAATCCAAGGCGAAAAAATAGCGAGATAGACCGCTACGAAATGGAAAACAGACCGTTCGTAGCGGTTTATTTTTTGACCTTGACGGAAGTCGCCTGAATGTCGATCATTTTATTGGAATTGTACAAGTAGACGCGGATGTACCGCTTCCCGTTGAAATCGTTAATCCAAGTCCAAGACTTTGCGTCGGCGATAATCTGGAGATAGCAAGTCCTATCGTTGCAAACTTCGAGTACGAGCGGCTTGCTGGCGAACGAGATGGCGGCCAGCGTGAACAGTGCGAAAAGAATCTTTTTCATTTGGAACCTCATAGAATAGCTTATCAGTTGCATTTTTCAACTAAAATAGTACAATTTTGAAGCGAGGCGCGTTTCAAAATCATATAAACTTGGGTATGATAACACCGAGGCTTCACTATGGCTCAGAAAATTAACAGCGGTAATGTACTAGGAATGGTTGGTGACAATTTCGATACCCATCCGGACTGGCGTCACGACATCTTCGTGCAAGCCCAGAGCTTGATTCCGGACGTGGGCGACATCAAGAGCGGCAAGGCCGAGAAGTTCGTTAAGCGTGCCTACGAGCAGAATTACTGGCACACCGAAGACCGTCTTGCTGCGGAACAGGAAAAATTCGTCGAAGATGACCCGATTAACAATACTCCGGGGCTTGGAGACCTCAATTATCGCCGTATGGAGTACCCTATCCAGAAGAAACCCAACGGAAAGGGAGCCGAGGAAGACCGCGAAGAGGCCGAAAAGCGCGAGGTTCTGGACAAGGACGAGGTGTTGAACCTTTTGAAGAATCGGTATTCCATCTGCAGCACGGCCAGTGCTTGGGGCAATGAGCCTATCACCCAAGAAGACTATAAAGACCAGATTAAGCTGCGCTAGAACTTCTCATCATGATTCCTCCTCACGGGGCTGCGGGTAAAACCGCAGCCTTTGTGTTTTGGCACGCTTTTTGCTATAGTAACGGCGAAGAAACAAAACCAATTTAACAAAGAGGTAAAAAATGTTTGGTACTACAATTCTTCCTTCTTTCAATATGCCTTTCGGTCGTGATTTCGCCCAGCTTGTTCGTGAAATCGCCGGTTCTTTAGACGCGGAACATAAGCCGCAGATTTCTGACGATGCTTATCAGCCGAGTACGTTCACCTATGAGGACGACGAAGGCGAAACGGTTATCATTGACCTTCCGGGATGCCCGAAAGAATCCCTTGACGTTGAACGCAAGGGTCAGTACATCAAGGTCGAGGCCAAGCGCACGATCAACGGCAAGGAGTATAAGTACGCTACTTACTTTGCTACCAAGCTCGACATTGAAAACGCCAAGTACGCGTATGCCGACGGCGTGCTGACCGTGAAGATTCCGAAGGTCAAGAAGCCTGAAGATGAAGTGAAGAAAATTACCATCGAGTAGGAGGTTACATCTGTATAGTAGCAGAAAGGCCGCTGTTTAGCGGCCTTTTTGTTATTCTCTGGAGAGGAACTGTCTGTATTCGTTTAGAGCCTTGCGGACTTGTCCGAAGTCGGCTGGTTGGGTTTCTGCGAGAACCGTTGCTGACACAGATTCGAGGAACGCCTTGGGGTCGGTGTCTCCGCGCTGGGCTTCGAGGAAGTTGATCGCGTCGAACTTGCTCACTTCGGCTTCCGTCAAGGTCGTATCGATGTTGTTGATTAGGCCGAACGCCTTGGTAACGCCTTCAATGACGGCGCGGTTTTCGTCGGTTGCGAGTTTTCCGAGACGGAAAATGAAAAGCTTCTGTTCGTCGGTTGCTGGTGTCATAATATAACCTCTCTTTACCGTCAGTTTATATGGTTCGTTTTGATAAACTGCGAATGAGGTGTATAGATGACTCCGGTATACTACGTTCGCGAAATTGAGAAAGTAATGATTGCCATTATGGACGTTTTCAACAATTTGAGAGTGAAACGCTATGATGACCAGAACCGCACTGTGGAGAACCGTACGGTAGCTGTGCCGCTGTACTCGCACAATTCTGACGACTTTGCAAACTATGTGTCATCGACGGCCACAGCCCAAGAGCCGATGCCGGTTCCTTGCGCTGGTTTCCGGTATGTGTCTAACCGTCACGACGAGACTCATATGGTACAGCCGACCTACGCTCGCGAAATCCTCGCCGAGGATATCGAGAAGTTCGTCCGTGATATCCAGCCTACTCCGATGACGATTACGTTCGAGCTTACTGTACTTTCGGACAACTTGGCGGACTTCTTTTTCTTGAAGGAACAGATCGAGCCGTACTTCAACACCTATAGAACCGTCCGTATCAAGGAATGGGATTTCGCACCGAAGATTGAGCGTCCGATTCCGTTCAAGATTACGTGGAGCGATAACATCGACGACGAGAAGGGTGACACCAGCAATGAGTACCAGTTCTACAAGACTACCTACACTATTGAGGCAATCGCTGTCTATCACCGTCCCTATGAACTCCCTGCCATAATCAAGTATGCGCAGATGAATTTCATCGTGAACAACGAGTATCAGGATTCGCTCCAAGTGTTCGTTTATCCGGATGAAATCGCGCAGCAGAAGAAACACCTCTGGGAAACCGTCGAGCCGTCCATCCGTGAAGGCTGGTCTCTCCTGAAAACCTTCACGCGTACTCTTGTTCGTAGGACTGACGAGAACGGCGAGGAATACTGGAAGGATATGACGATGAAGGAACTCGATTTGACAATTCGAGATCCTAACGACATTACTCACCGGAACCAGATTGGAAAGACGATGGGCGGTTACAACCCTATCTACAAGGGAAACCAGAAGAATGCGGCTGGTAAGGAGATAACTGATGCCGACGGCGACCCGATTCCCATTTACTCTTGGGAGGACGTGGTTGTCGGCGATGTTGCGCGTCCGGTAGAGGTTCCGCAGTTTGACTTAATCCATCTTAACTTCGACGAGGACACCGACCTTGAAGTCGATTACAGCGGTATGGGTCGTGACTTCGTTGCGGTGAACGACGAAACTCGTGAATTTGTTCCGGACTTGGCACCGGGTAACGGAAGCTATGCGCCGGGCGGCTATGAGACCGCTACGGACTGGTCGCACATCCTCAACTGGTTTGGCGATAACAAGGAAGGAAAGATTGAGGAGTCCTATACCTTCAAGGCGACGCTGCAGTTCAAGCAGCAGTGCGATACGGTTTTCCAATACCTGTACAATCCAGAAGATGTGACGCTTTCTGACGGTACTGTAATACCGAAGGGTGAGGTATGGTTCGACTGGGGTATGAGTGATGGAAAACTCTATTTCGCATATCACACGACTTCGATGTTCAAGCGTTTTGAAAGCGAACCGATACGTTGCGACAATACCACCATCTACTCTTTCTACTTCGTGCTTTACGATGAAGGCAAGAGGGGTGCGTTTGGTGTCAAGACTAATTTCTCCGAGACTATGATTGCACTTAGAACCACGGAAGTGACCTGATGCTAGATATTGAATTTTTGCTGAACAAGAAGCGGCAGCAGACTATTGCCGCAGCGAACCAGACGATGCCCACTCTCCCTATGGGCGGCAAGGAAACGGTCAAGTGCAAGAGCCGTCTCGAAGCCTATATGGAAGACATTACGTACGAGAAGGAACTGACTGGCGGAGCCGATACACCGGTACTCACCGGCATCAAGATGGTCAAGAAGTTATAAACATAGTGATAACACGGGGTATCTCCCCACAACAATGGACAAACAATGCTCAATTTCAAAGTAACCAGCATCAAGACGATGCCTCGTTCTCCCCAGACTGAAGCTATGGTTCAGCAGCATATGGCCGCCAAGGTGGCCGAGCAGAACCGCGCTTCCAACGCACTCAACGCAAACGCAGTCACTGAAGATATGATTGCGAAGTACCGCGCCGAGTATCAGGATTTCTTGAAGAATCTTGAGAAGATGGACTTCGGTACGATGTTTGCGCAGCCGACCGCTGAAACGAAGTCTGAACCCCTTCCGGAAGCTGTTCAGGAAGAAGCCTACAACGCTTTCGCCAAGGAAGACGAGAAGGCTAACGACCTCGTGAACGGCATTTCCGTCGGCGAGGAAGCTGGTGACGCGGTCGTTATCACAAAGAAGACCTCTCGCAAGAAGAAGTCTGCCGACGACACGACCGAAACCGCCTAGTTATTGGCGTTTACAAGTGTTTACACGTCCATCGAGTAATCGGTGGACGCTTTTTGGTCGATAAACTATATTTGATAATAGGGAGGTCCGGCTAATGGATATGAAGGCTATGATGGCGGAGCAAAAAGAAGAAATGCTCCGTGACAAATATATCGAGTCCGAAAAAGCCGGACGCGACTTGGGTGAACCGCGTATGGTTCAGTGGACAAAGGAACACGCGATCGCCTTCCGCCGCGAGTATTACCGGAAACACTTGATGGACCTCGGAAATGGCGAAAAACCGCAATATTTCGGTATTTTCCTTGACGAGGTGTCGAAGAAGAAAATCATTGACATATTGTTCGACGGCATTCCGAACGGTTGGACTGTCTACTCGAAGATGGCGGTTGTTTCTCGCGGCGATGTCTACCAGAACCCGGAAATCGTTGACTTCCTTGCTGAAAACTTGGGTAAGACCGTCGAACTTGAAGTGGTGTCGCTTGGTGTTGCTGTGGAGGCAATCGCCGTGGGCGTGTCCGGACTGTTCAAGTCGGTTGACAATCCGCCGTACATTCTCCTAGCTGTCGCGTCGGAGGAAGCGGCTAATCCTTCCCAAGAGTTCAACTTCAAGACGTGGAAACCTTTCACGATAAACACGCCGTTATACGGAGTTGTTGATGCGTTTCCGAGTCATTTCGGATGGAAACACTAGATAAAATCGAAATGCCGAGGTCTGTAACCGAGATTCCGGGCAACGCAGACCTCACTTTGCTTACCGCAATGATGAAAAAGAACGACTTTTTCGGGTTTCCGGCGTATGTTGCCAGAATTGACGGCAAGATTGTCGGCATTGCGGTCGTCCAGCTGGGATATTATCCGGCGTTTGCAAAGGTATGGTGCCTAGAGGTGGCAAAACCTTACCAGAAAATGGGCATCGGACGGAGTATTATGGAAATGGTTATGCAAGAACACCGTGCAATCAAGCTAGTAGCAAAGCGCGATGCGTTCGGGTTCTATGAAAAAATGGGATTCGTTTTCGTAAACGAACCCCATCCTAAATCGAATGTCTGTTATATGGTGCGCGTGGCTAAGGATTAGCCGATTTTGACGGTTCCTTGATCGATATCGCTGCGACGCTGCCAGTTGTACGGAGATTCCGGATTCGCATCGATTTCGCGGCGGATAAGCTGGACTTGAATGCCGAACAAAATCTTGGAACGCTGTTCCTTCGGCAAAGCCATAAATTCCTTGAACTCTTTCTGTGCTCGGCGGAGATTTTCCATCAAGTGACGGTATTCCGGGTCGTTTTCGTGTTTTTCGATTTCCTTGATGAAGGCTTCGACTTGGCTCTTCTTTGCCTTCTGTTCTGGATTCAGTTCGGTAGTCTGTTCTTCTTGGGTCATATTCACCTCGGATAGTTTTTCAAGAATATAGCAATTCGTCGGTTTCGCTGCAACGTATAAACTGCATTGTAAACAATCTGGTGCTTAAAAATGGCGAATTACAAGCTTTTTTGCGAGTCCGTACAGCGTGTCTGTCCCAACAACAGTGCTGCCGTATTGGCTGCCTATGCTCCTCGACTGGAAGCCGGGGATGGTGTTGGCAATAACTACGAAACTTTGAAGGAAATGGCCGTCTGGCTCCTCGTGGAGGCGAACGCACTTAACCAGATCCACTGGAATGTAGACCGAATGGTTAAGCATACCCTCTTGAACGAGGCTTATGACCTTTGCCGCGATGCCGGTGACAAGCTGGCCGAGACCTATATGGCACTGACCAACAAGCCGTGCGACAAGGAATTCCCGGCTGCCTCCAAGTCGACCGATCTGGACGACAAGGCCGTCCTTGAACTCCTCAAGTACATCGACAAGCATATGAACGACGCCGTGAAGAAGAACGACAAGTTCCCCGAAGGCGTCAAGAATATCTTCGCCGATTTCGACGAGGCTATGACCACCATCATTTACAAGTACCAGCAGTTTACTGCTTAATGAGGTAGCCGATGCAGATTATCACGACCGATGATATGGTTGAAAAAATCAAGGCGATGCTTGGTTATCCTTGCACCGAAATCGAAATGGTGGTCGAGGAACGCAATGGCCTCGGTCACCTCCATATGGCCGTGAACGATACCTTGAACTGGTTCTACCGTATCAACCAAGACGAAGCTTCCTATATGGACGCTATGGTGCTCAGATTGAAGGCTGGGGTTATCCAGTACCGAGTACCTGACGAGATTATGGAAGTGGTCGACGTATCGCCGTCCTATGGTAACACTTTTTCGCCGATGATGGCTTGGGACGTGGGTCCGGGCGAATCCCTAATGGGTGTCGGCGGTGCTGGTTTGGGCGGACTTGGACAGTTCGACTTGATTACTTATTCCGGTGCCTTGCGCTACTTGCAAGACGTGAAGAAACTGGTGGGTACGCAGTACAACATCAAGCTCCATCCGCAACAGCACATCCTTCGTGTCTACCCGACGCCGAAGTCTGACCGTGTGGCGATCGCTACGGTCTATGTCAAGGCGAAGAAGTACGAAGTGTTTGCCAACCCGCTGTTCCAAGATATGGCTCTCGCCCGTGCGGAAATCCAGCTTGGACGTATCTTGAAGAAGGACGATATGCCTCTTCCGGGTGGTGGCAAGGTGAACGGACAACAGATTTACACTGACGGTTTGGAAGAGTGGAAACGCCTTATGGAAGAACTGAAGGCTCAGTCTGCACAACCGTTTATGATGACCGACCTTAGCTAAAAGAGGAACCTCTTATGGACAAAAAACAACAAATGTATGCGGCCTTTATGGAAGGCGTGTGCGACAAGCTCAACTGCAAGGATGCGCTTCCGATTCTCCAGAAGGGGTTCGAGGCGTTCTGCGAATCTACTGGTGTAGACTGCAAGTACATTAACCTTTCCGATAGGCCGAACTTCGACGTGACCTTGAGTCATGGCGGTATCGACCCCCATCCGCTTGAAATTACCGTCCAAGCATATGACGCATCCGATGCCATTGACACGGTAATCACCAAGCTGGCCGAACACGGTATCGAAGGTTATGCCGAGACAGACACGCCTGAACATCCGGAAGACTACATCGAAGTGTCCAAGGGCTACGTGCCGGTTCAGAACGTGGCAATCAAGAAGACCGATACTTCTCGCGGCGAAATTCGCTGTGCCTATGTTCCGGAACACTTGCTTTCTGCTTTGGTTAACGGCGATACCAGCGGCCTTGAAGAAAGTGACTTGAAAGAACTCAAGGACTTCGAGGAAGAAATGGCCGCTGACGGCATCGACGCTCACGGCTTGAACCCCGAATACGGACCGGATGGCGAGTTCTGGGATGTCGACGAAGATTTCCGCAACGGAAACTCGGTCTGGTGTTCCGAATTTGTCGAACGTAAGTAAACAACTTTTTACATAACTCGACCCAAATCGGCTTGAGTTTCAAATTTATTGCAGCTATTATTTTCTCCGTCTAACTCAGGCGGAGATTTTTTATGTTAAAAATGCTTATCCAAATTATCGAGGAGCCTAAGCCGAAGAAGTATGACTGGCTCTTCAAGATTCTCGACAAGGCTCAGTACCTTATGTATGTCGGAATCGTAGTTCATATGCTTATGAAGCTCGTTAACACGATGAAGAAGACTTTCGGCACGGCCAAGACTAATAATGACAAGTACCAAGAAGACGGGTCAATCGGTCGTCTGACCTCAAGGTCTCGTTAGTAGGAAACTTGTGAAGTCTGTTCTGTACATTGCTTGCTGCGCCCACGTTATTTGGCGAATAGTGCATTGGATCCCCAAGACGTTGGTTCGCGGAATGCGCTTTCACTTCGTGAGGAAGGATGCGGAGTTCGCGGTTTCTAAACGGATGGACCGGTATTGGAAATCCGCCCGTTTCAAGAATCAGGTGGCAGCGGCGAATGACATCAAGATTTACAGAGACATCTACGCAAAACCAGAAAACGCACTTTTAGCTTTCAAAGGAAACAAGTCAAATGTTAAACCCCGTAGAAAAATTCGTTAACAATTTCGGCATCGGTGCGCCGGAATGGCTTAACCATATGATTGGCGGCAAGTCCGACGACCGAGACTCCATTGATACCTTCAAGGAGTTGACCAAAACCATCGAGGCGATGATTGATGCATTGCCGCAGATCGACATTCCGAGTAGCGTAATCGGCAAGAACAAGATTGACGCGCTCAAGGAAGTGGTCAAGGCATACAAGAACACCAACATTACCAAGGTTGCGCTTCTTGCTTGCTCTATGACGAATCTTATCGCAAAGCACAGCGGTGCCAAGTCCGTTTCCAAGGTGGCTGGCTTTATGCAGAACTGTATGGCTCTCTATGCCATCGGCGACACGGTATGCAACCGCATCAACTTCAAGTGGAACGTGGTCGACCAGCTCTATGTGATGGTTTCTACGGCTGAGCCGTCTTACGTCGACGTGACTCTCGAAGAGTTCCGCGAAATCAGCAAGAAGCACGATAACGACCTTAACACCACCATCACGATCACTCCGTCCTCTAACCTCGCGTTCGTGAAGATTATGAACAGCAAGGAACCGATGAAGTGGTTCTCCGCGCTTGACCAGAATGAGCACACCATCACTCCGTTGAGCACGAATATCGTCGAGTGCAAACGCGTTATGCCGACTCGAACGAAGGATTCCGATGAAGACGACCGCGACGTTCAGCTGCAGTACGTGTTCGACGAGAACTGCGAACAGTACAAGCACATCGACGGCGAAGGCGAAAAGGTCAAGAGCAGCGTATTTAACGCGGTGTTCAAGTTCCAGTTCGATGACAACATTTTCTACGCTATCCAGATTGTACGTTCTACCGAAAGCGAAGACGGCACTGGTCTTGTCTATGTCCCGTCTAACCAGCTCAAGATGTTCTGGATTCCGAAGAACCGCAACAAGGTTTCTCCGAAGGCTGACACCAATATGCTCAAGCGCAACGTCGAACTCTATGTCGAGATGATGTTTGCAATGAGTATCGACCCGACGACGTATCTCTATTCGTTCGACGAAGATGGCGACCTCAAGGAAATGCTTCGCCCGGTGGCCATTCCGCCCGAATCCGTGAGCGATACCATTCCGAAGATTATCAAGGCCATCAAGATTGCCTTCGACAAGGGTCTGTCACGAAGCTACGCGCTTGTCGGCCAGCCGGGTACTGGTAAGACTATTGGCGCACAGCAGATTTCCAACGCTTATCCGGAAGTTTGCACGTTCAAGATCACCGCCGATGTTATCGTCGACAGCGACCAGACTGACGCGATGCTCCGTTATGTCAAGGCCATCAAGAAGTGCATCATCATTCTCGATGATATGGACTCCTACCAGCTTACTGACAAGAACGACAATGTGATTGCATACTTGAGCTTCTTCGACAAGCTTAACCAAGCTGCCAAGAACGACCAAGTCTCCTACATCTTCTTCGCGACGATTAACGACCCGAAGAAGGTGAACCAGAGAATTATGCGCCGCAGTGGCCGTATCGACGAAATGTTCGAGATTGGCTTGCCGAGCATCAACACGATGCGTTACCTCTTCAAGTACAACGATGAGCGCGTGAACAAGGAACATCCGACCGACTTCAACGACCCGAAGTATGACGATGTTATTAAGTACGCTATCGACTCCGGTATCACAGCCGCCGACATTACGAACATCTTTACCGATATCGTGATTTACAGCGGTACTGAAGAACCGGAAGATGCTCCGGTGGAAATTGCCGACGTTGAAGCCGAGGTCGAGGCAGAGTCCAAAAAGGCCGAGGCCGAAGACGCGCCGGTATGCACGCCTGAAAAGCTCCGTGCCGCTATCGACCGCGTTAACAAGCGTAACAAGATGTCCAGCAACAGCTATGTTGACCGTGACGAAGACTAGTTTCTTTTCCTGAGAGAGCTAGGGGAGTGGGAGACCGCTCCCCTTTTTGCTATAATTCAAGTATGATTTCTGAATATTTCTATATGCCGCGCACCAATAAGAAGGTGACCGAGGAAGACCGCATCAAGTTTACCCAAGACCGTATCAAGTCTGTTAGGGAGTTCTTGACGAAGGTCGTATTCCAACAAGTTTTTATACCAGAAATTGCCCCGGATGAACACGACTCCTTCTTCGACCAGTTCGACCGTACTCCGCATCCTTGGAATGCCGCGTGGACTACCAACCGTATGGTTATCAATTACAACTGGTGGTACAAGAACGTGGACGAGTTCTGCACGGAACGCCGCGTAAAGATTCCGGATATAGACTTTTTCTACATCCTTATGCAGATGTGCCGTGAGAGAGGAATGCGTGTGCGCCCAGTTGACGGGACGCTATCGCTTTCGCTGAACAAGCCAAACTATTTGTTCGGTAATTAGGCTTACCACTGCCCAAGCAACGATCCGCAAGCGTAGTAAGCCGGGTCGTTCGTGATGTCTTGTACGCACTTGTCGACTTCCGGAGGACGGAATAGAACGTCCTTCTTGAGTTCGTCGACGGTGTCGTTGATGGCGAGCATATTGTTGCCTTGGGTAGCGTTGCTGTTCGGGTCTGTACCGTCCGTAGACGAACCCATAACATTTCGACCGAATAGTTTGTTGATAAAGTTCTCTTGGTCCGGTGAGTTGAGAACTTCCTCGCTGACAGTTTTTCCGTTGTCCATTGCGGTGTCCAGATAGAGTTTCCACCAGTATTTACGCCATTTGTACTCGAATTCCGGAATTTCGTCCACTACGCTGTCTACTTGGTAGAGGATGTTGTTGAATTCGAGCTTGAGCAAGTCTCCGGCCTTGGGGAAGATCTGCGCTGCGGTATAGCCGTAGTAGCGGAAGTCCTCGTAGCCGCGCTGGTACCAGATCGGGTTGTGCTCGTTCGGGTCGCAAGCTGGCTTAACGCCCAGTTCGCGGAGGCTTCTGTAGTTAAGCTCTAGGAACAGTCCCATATGGACGTAAATTTCTTGCTTCGTGGTGTACTGGATTCCGAAACGAGAATAAAGTTCGTTCTGAGGATTGAACCCCATAAGAACCGGTAGGTCGAAGACGCGCTCCACCTCGCGGTTAGAGTCCTCGTGGAACAGTGGGGTATTGTTCACGTTCAGAGAGGTCGTGTAATACTTGTAAAGGGTTCCTTGGCGGTTGACAAACGCACGGCTCATTACATTGTAACGCTCTTGGTCACGGAACGCATTGTGTCTACGGTTGTAGAAAACCAGTCCGAGACGGGTGTCGTGCTGGAAGTCTGGATTGTTGATTTGCATCTTTTCGGAGCGTTCGACATAACCTCCGGTCCGGTCGTTCCACATATGCGGAGAGACCGATGCCAGAACACTGAAATTCGGCACGATAACCGTAGTCGCACGGCAGTTTCCTGAAAGATGTAATACGAATTCTGGCATTTTGTCAACCTCTAACCTAGTTTATACGGTCGGGCGACCCCCCAAAAGTATATAAACTGCGATATGACTAACAGAAGGTTGAAAAATGGCGAGCACATCGATTTCACGTAAGTATACGAATATCTCGTTCGAGTCCGTCCGTGAGCACTTGCTTACGATTATGAAGGCCAAGGGTGGAAACTTGGCAGACTACTCGGAGAGTTCATACGGTCGCTTGATGACCGACTTGTTCGCCGGTACGTCCGACTTGATGGCGTACTACGCCGAATCTTCGTTCAAGAACGCTTTCCTTGAATCGGCAAACTCCTTGCCGTCCATCTATGCCAACGCTCGTATGCTTGGTTATAGCATCCGCCGTCCGGTTCCGGCCAAGGCCGGTATCGGCATTCAGACGACGAAGACCGGCAAGTTCAATACGATCCGCGTCCGCATCCCTCTTGGAACCGAGTTCACTATGGGTAGTACCACGCTGACCGCTATGGACAATATGGAGTTCCGCTATGACCGTAACACCGACACGGAACAGACTGGCTTGATGACTCTCGTTTCTGGAAAGGCCGTGCTCGCGGAAGGCCGTTTCAAGACCGAGTCTCTTATTTCCACCGGTAATCAGAACCAGACCTTCATTATTCACGACCTTACCTTCAGTGACTATTTTGGTGACAATGACCCTAACTTTGACGATGATGGAAATGTGGCTCACCGCTCTTCGGCGTTCACTAGGGTTATGTCTGACGCTACGTTGATGGACAATATCGACCCCAGCGTTGTGGTGGACGATAAGCTGTATTGGCGTATTTCTCGTAGGGGTCTGATTGACCCGGCGAAGGAATCGGTTCTGAACGATATTGAACAGTTCGCGTCTGGTCAGGACAACTACACCGATAACTACACGGTGGAGCTGTCTACGGCAAATGACGGCAACGTGCAGCTCCGTTTCGGCGACGGCTTGAAGTCCGCCATTCCTTACGGCGTTATCAACGTGACTTACTTCTCCACGACTGGCGAAGAGGGTAACTTGCTCAACGTGGCCGGTACCACCCTTTCGACCAATAGCAGCCGCATCGTAATCTGTCAAGACGACGGTACCGAAAGCGATATTACGGTTAACGACCTAAACATTGCTATCACGACTGATATCCGTAACGGCCTTGACATTGAAAGTATCGAGTCTATCAAGGCGAACGCTCCGTACTTGTTCAACACGCTGGACCGTCTCGTGAACCGTACGAGCTACAAGATTTTCCTCCGTCGCTATTCTGATGTCAAGTACGCCACGGCCTACGGCGAGGATATCCTTAACACGAAACTGCTAAATGGCGGCATCGACGTTAAGTATATGAACCAAGTGCGTTTCAGCGCGTTGAAGAGCTTGTATCGCCAGAAGGACAATACGTTCTACCCGACGACCGCCGACGAGTATTTCCTCGAAGGCTACAAGGTGAACGGCCTTATGTACACTTGGCAGTATGACTACCGTGAGCTTGAGCGCAACGGACTTGATGAAGGCCATATTGCCATCTACAAGCGTCTCGGCGATGCGCTGCAGAACATCCGACTAGAGAATGGCGAAAAGCTCTCTAACGAAGTCCAGCAGCAAATTTTGCAGAGCATCCAGCCGACCTATCCGCTGGATTACCAAGTGTATTCCGCCTTGTTGTCTCCGCTTGACTTCGTCGAAGATGGTTCTGAACTATACAACTGTATGACCGCTCTTAACCAGCGCGGAATGATTACTGTTGGCGGCGGATATCACAACTATGTCTATCCGTCGGTTCACGATATGGAAGCCCATATGAAGGTTACGTTGTTCCGAGGCAATAACTTTACCGACGTGAAGGAACGTATCAAGAACGCCGTCTACAAGTATCTCTTGGAGAATACCGACTTCGCTACGCCGATTTACCGTTCTCGTATTGAGGCTATCGTCCATACGCTTACGGAAGTGGCCGGTGTCGATGTAACCTTCTCGCCGGTCAATGACCGCTATGTCGAGTTGGATATCAATGACCTTCGCTGGCTCGGCCAGATGACTTACGAATACATCGTTCCGGGTAACATCGCGCTCGATGGGTTTGATTTCTCGCTCGGTTATACCTATGTTGGCGACCACTCGAAGACGACTTACCAGAATACATTTACGGTTCAGTCGCTTGCTGCTCTCCAGACTCGTATCGCCGATTACTACAAGTACACGGTGCGTCCGAAACTGGCCTCCAATGCGACCAACAAACTTTCTGATTTGGATATCGACAAGTTTGTAGCCTACATCTGGGAACAGGCGATGATGGTTATCTACACGACTGTCCACAAGGCGTTGCTTGACGAGCAGTCTGCTGGTCACGCTGATGCGGCTGATGCGTTGTATTTCGTTATCCAAGCCATCAAGGGTTGGGATAAGGGTTACGATTCGCTTACCTTTAAGAATACGGACAAGATAGTGGATATGTCCGAAATCGAAGGTAATTCGTTGCACGACTACATTGAATACGCGCTTGAGTATATCAAGCTCGTTCGTAACGTGCTGAAGTATTATGTAACCAAGAACCTTATCGACGACGCTGGTAACATCACTAACTATTCGAACGACAACGAAATTGTCCAGATCACCATTCCGACCGACCAGATTGAGCTTGCCGTGTCGGTGGAAAGCGTTTTGCTCACGGAGTAATCAATGAATCCGATAGTCTATAACAAGAATGGTCAGTTCCGCTTCAACGACTTCGTTGGCTACTTGCCGGAATTCTTGAAGACGGAACCAGATGTGGTTACGTTGATGCAAGTGATGTCAGACTACATCAACAACGCCTATCGTAATATCGAGACGACCGAGGAATTCGAGTTTGTCCGTGTATGTACTTCCACTGACCAGAACGCCGTCCGAAACGAAATGGAACGGCTGTGCTCGATGCTGCAGCTCGCTTCGGAACGAGGTGACTCGGTTCGCTATCTGTCGGTGCCTCGAAACAACGTGAAGTCTAACGTGATTGTCGGTAACGAGGGTGCTGAATACGCCAAGGAAGCCGAGATTGACCTACCAGAAGTCGAGGATGTCATTACGTCGGCATCTGGTAGGCACTTGGTCGACAAGACGACCAAGGACGGTACGGTTGTCTATATCAAGTACCGAAACGCCGACCCGGTTCGTACGGTCGCTTACTACTATTCTGCGGCGGACGACACGATGATTAGGGACACCGCCGGTACATCCCAAGACCCGTTTACCGGTACGGACAACAGTCCATCTACGGCTATCGAGTTTAAGGTGTCCGATGTAGGCCACGTCCTTCGCCGCTATGGCGGTCAGTCCAAGGACAAGAGTGTCAACTATTACGAGATTTTCTTTACAATCAAGGTTACGGACGTAAATCGCGTTTCGGCCATCGATTCTGTCCTTGTAGACGTAGACGGTGTCGATAACAAGACTGACCAAGTGATTGTGGATTACTATAACCAAGCTGCGGTTGCTGATGGCAATTACAATACTTACATCAAGTTTGCCGAAGGAAACGCGTTCAACTGGGTTGGGGAATATCCGTCTGGAATTTTTTATCTGCGCGATACCAGTAGCTCAAAGCTTACCAATGTGTCGTCTAGCACTTATGTTCCTATTCCGGACACCGCACTGAGTCCGAACATCGACCGTTACCGAGTGAGTCGAATCGATGTGGATTCTACTGGTATGCTGAAGATTTACACATCGACTGGTACCCCCGGTATTTACAGCGACGCGATGTTTTACTTGATGCACGGTAACGAGCAAGTTGCCTTGCTGAAGATGAACAGCGACATAACCAGCAAGTCTCGCAAGGAAGATGGCGAACTGTATACCTCCGTATTCCCTGTGTCATTGAAGTATGACATTTACGACATTATCGGAATGATTACTGATAAGAAATCGCTTACCTTGGTGTCTATTCCGCTGTCGGAGAGCTACTATACCATCGACGGTACGAATCGTATGCCGCTTCTTCGCTGGAGTGGCGAATATCGCTTCTTGGACGATATGTCGGTTGGCCTTTCCAGCGATATTAAGCTGTCGAAGGCGACTATTAAGGATAACGATGTCGTTGTTCGAATCAAGGGTAGCAAGTGGAAGCAGATTGGCCTCCGCGAGTTTTATTCTCCGGTTGATCTGAACGTCGGCGCGTTCATCTTGTGTCCCGACGCTTGGGATGGTATAGCGATTGTTACCGCGTCCAAGATTGATAAGACGAATGGCTTGTATCGAATCGGTATTCAGAAGAATGTAAAGTCGACCTTCCATCCAGAAACCTCGGAAGAAATCGAGATTACGATTCCGTCCGTCGGTGTCATTACGAGTATGTCTGCGAGCAACGCTGAAACTGGTGAACACGAATACGCCATTTACAGCGGCTATTACTGGCAGCCGGGTGATGTTGTGCTTCTTGACTGTGAAGTGAACGGAAACGCCGAGCAGCGTCTGTTTAGAATAACCAAGTATGCCGAAGGCTGTATTCACATATTCCACCCAGCTTACAATCCGGAGACTGGAATCGGCGTTAAAATCGCTAAGAATACGCCTATGCGTCTTGTCGAGGAATCGTCGGATTCCTATGTCTCTAAGGTTGACCACGTTCGTAAGCTCGGCGACGACACGGTTGCTGCTATTAGACGTTATACCGGTCCGATTTACACGAACGAGTATATGATTGCTCGATTCAAGAACGTTGAGGATGACCAGTTCTGTGTACTGAAGATGGTTAGCGACGTGGTTATGTATGACGCGGACGTTGATTATCCGGACGGAACCTACGTGTACAAGCCGGATGACCATAATGTCTACCAGATTAAGAAGTCTATCGTTATGAAGGGTGAACAAGTCCTCGAACAGACTGACTTGATTCTCGATACTGTGAAGCATTTCTCGGTCGGCTACAAGAAAATGACCAATTCCTTTATGCCGTATGCAGGTGCCGTGGCAACTCTTGACTACGAAGAGAAGATTGACTACACGGTAGATGATATGGAAACCGTTCGAATTCCTCTGTATATCAAGAAGAGTAGCGATACCCACCTACGTTATGGCTGGAAGGAACGTGAATATCTGTACTATGGTAACGATATCGGCGTAGATGATATGTCTCGTGCTGGTTTCGTAGAGTTTTATGGAAAGAATCAGCACAATGTCGTAGACGTGGATATGGCTGACCGAGCCGTGAATGTCATCGACGAAGAAACTAGTGGAACGGTACTGAAGAAGGGTATCGCGCCTGTCTATGTTATTGATATCGATAGTAACCTTATTGCTACCAAGAATGAGTCTGGCAAGTGGATTGTTACGATGACTTCCGCCGGTCACGGCTTGGCTGATGGTATGCGCATTACGGTTTCTGACGTGGTTGTGTCTGACTCGTCGTTGAGTGACGTGTTCAACGTGACGGACGCTGTTATTGACGTACTTTCACCTGATGTTATCCAGTATGCAAGCGACTCTACTGCGGAAGGCGTGTATTGTACTGGTGAGATTAGCGATGAACACGACCCAGACCACAAGAAGGCAACTGCAATTTATCGTCGTCCTATCAATGCGAAGACGGGTGAACCTCTCCAAGAAGGCGATGTCATCGAAGTTGACCGGAAGGAAAGCGACGCTACTGTCCGTGAGTTCTATAAGGTTGGCATAGGAAACTGGGTCAAGCTCGACCGTCATACTGTGTTGACGCCGTTTACTCTGTATGCCCAGCAGAATCTGATTGATACGTCTGTCACGAACCCGGCTTATGCGCTGAGCCAAGGCTACAAGGTTAGACGTATCCGTTTCATTGACGAGAATACTGCTCAAGTCAACCTGATTGGTCGTGTTCCCGAAACGGATTTGCACAAGGGAACTCGTGTTTTCATTAGGTTTGCAGACCATAGCGCGTACAACGGTTGGCATACGGTTACTAGCAACGTGAACGGTGGTGGCATTTTCAACATCAAGATCGCTGGTGAAGCTGGTATGAAAGATGGCCAGTCGCTGGTCGGTCGCGAGATGACCTTGTATGTCGGTATGTGGTACAAGTATACGGTCTATGCGTATGACTGGAACAAGGTCAGCAACCAAGCGACGTTCGCTACTTCGAACGAGATTCTTGAGGTAAATGGCAAGACCGTCCGCACAAAGTACAAGCACGGCCTATCTGTTGGAGACAATGTAATCATTGATCCGAATGGCGATGCGGCGTACAGCTATGAAGGCGGTGAGCCGACAAACATTTACGAGGCCGTTGTTACTGCGGTTCCTAGTGACGAGAGTGTTGTCGTTGAAGGCGACGCGTCTATTGTGGCCGGAGGAAGGATTTATAAAGGTTTTGTCGCTCGTGAAAACGTGGGAAATCTTAACGGCGAGTTTACTTGGAAGGGGCATCGGTTTACCGACGGTGAAATCGTGTACACGACTAACCAGCTATGCGAGGATGAAGAAATCGCGTGGCGTGTCTCCAAGAGCAGTGCGTGGGTTCCGATGCGCAAGAAGCGTACTTTCAAGATCGATAACATCGAAGTCGAGATGTACCGTAATCCAGAGTTTGACGAGGCCGACCCGGTAGAGACCGATTCTGAGTACAAGTACCGTGTCTACGGTGACAATTTTGTAGAAGCCGAAGCTGAAAATGGTAATGCATATCTGCAAGCTGCTGGTATGTCTCGTAACTACCACTTCGAGCATCCGCATATGGAAAATCTTGACACTACTCAAGACGTGAAGCTGCAGTATTCGTCCAAGTACGACTATGGTACGGTCGCGCCGCGTGACGATATGGACGCTTCGTTCCGTGGTGTCCCTGATATGGACTATCCGTTGGCCGAGCGCATCGAGCGTCTGGCCTACTTGAAGGATGCCAGCGTGCTTGATTTCGACCTTATCGGATATCTGGCTCGGTTTATGGGCTACGACATTACCGCTGTTTCTGACGACGTTAGCGAGAGCGGTGTTTATCGTACCAACGAGGAACGCGAGAACGCCTTGAGGGAAACGATTTCCCACCTTCCGCAGTATTATGCGCTGAACGGTACGAAGGCCGGTATCAATATGCTGATGGCCACGTTCGGTCTGGTGGGTGAGTTGATTACTATGTGGACGAATACCGAGGACCCGTATGGTGAATTGGTTCGCCAGACCGATATCGACGAGCGAATCCAGAAGGAGTCCGGGCTTGGCCTCAAGGTTGGCCAGTGGGTTCCGACGCCGCACGTTGTTCTTGATGTCTTGGACGAACCGAAATTCCCAAGTGTCTCCGTCACTAACGAGGATATCGAGCGAATCAAGGAACAGATCCGCTGTTGCAAACCGATTAACGTCGTGTTTGATGGCATCCGAGTGGTTATGAAGGCCGTTGCCACGGCTGGAATCAGTATCGTGGCTCACGGAATGGAAGGGTCGTCCGGATTGAGTCCCGTCTTCGACGGTAATAACGACGAAGGCTTGGGTTTGGAATCCTATGAAGAAGATGCTTGCCTAGACGACGATTGCGGCTTCTAGGCGAGCTGTTCCGCCACCGAAGTATATAAACTAGTTTCTTGAAAGAAATTAGGTAAATCTCGGTATGAACAGAAGCGTTATTACCCTCCGTGGTCTCGACATTCTTAATAATTCGATTGCCGGTGGTGATACCACCCAATATTGGATTGGTTATTACGGCCTAGCTTACATTCCCGAAGAGAATCGCCAAGATTTCTCGAAGTCTATGGTGACTCTGGTTCCTAGGGTCAATGGCAAGCCTATTGGTGACGAACTGTTCAACATCTTCCAAGGCTCTATGGCGGACACGGTCGCCGGTTTCGACGAAGGCGACGTGGATTCTGCAGCTGGTAAGCTTTACAAGCAGTGCCTGTATGCCGAGAACATTGAGTCGTCTTTCCGCTACGCGCTTTCCACGGATAACAAGGGTAACAAGATTAACACGCTAGTTACCTACGGTCAGGATGCTTCTGACCCGTCTCAGTATACTCTGTTCCGTACCTACCTTGGCGTCGGCGGCGAAATGACTCCGTCGAATGCCGAGTCAAATATTCAAGTCGATGAATATGGTCTCCCGCTTCCGGCTCCTCTCTACTACGCAGCGAAAAACGATACCCCGGTGACGAATTCCGTTACTCCGGATATGCGTAACTACGCTGAGAAGACCGGTGAACCGGGTTGGAGCGCGTCCAATGAGACTTTGCGTACTGAAGGTGGTGATATCGCCTCTACTGCGGCGATGCAGTCCATATCGAACTTCAACCGTTATCACGCGCCGTCGTCAAGTGAAGGCTACGCGGTCGCTCACGACCCGGCTTGCCGCAATATGGCGAAGGTCACGAAGTATTTCCCGATTGACCATTACGATATGTCTACGATTATCCGTGATGGTGGCCATATCCAGAACCTCGAAGCTGGCAAGAGCAGCACTAACCTTGACAATGCCAAAGTTGGCACTGTAAAGTACAAGATCAGCATCAACATTGCTGACTATATGAAGATGTCTTCCCAGCGCATCAACAACCCTGACGCTCCGAAGATTAGCTTCAAGTTCAACCGTATCGGCCTTTATGCCGTTCCTGTTACCCTTCACGCGTTCAATGTGGTCGCAGCCGGTAACGAGAAGTGCGGCGGTAACAAGGTTCAGCTCGAAGTGAACGGTGACGAAGATCCGATTCTTTTCGCGGTTATCGATACCGACACGATTGAAATGAGCGAGAGCGGTCTCACCAAGTTCAATATCGATTTCAGCGTCAACTTCCAAGAAGATACCGCTCTCGTGAACGACCCGGTTATCTTCTACAACTTGTACGAGAATGATGCTATCACTTGGTACAAGAACCAGCTCCTTGCAAATGCAAGCACTTCTGAAGCGGTGACTACGTTGGGTGTCGAACTCAATTACCTTCGCAATATGGTCGAGGCTCTGAACTCTCGCGGTGCGGATTGCGGTGTTGGTGACGACGGTGATATGTGGGCTTTCCGTAACCATACTCACCCTTATATGCGTAATATCGTGGATAGTGCCGACGTAAACTTTGGTGCCGTCCGTGGTATCTATACGATGCCTGAGTATGAAAACTATACGGTATATTTGACTCGCGGTAATTGGTACGATGATACGACCGATCCGTCTACAGTGGAAAAGCTTATTGAAGTAAACGGCTATACTGTCGGTGAAAACTCGATGGTTCTCGGTAAGGATAGCTTGGCCGCCGGTAAGTATAGCATCAATATGTCAAATTATGGTTTGATTGACCAAAATTCGTCTCACGTATTGCTGATGGGCGGTAAAGGAAAGTACGATGGCAAGGTATTTAATGATGACCACCTTGCTGTGACGGATTCCCACAACAGCATCATCAACGTAGGTAATTCGGGCGAACTGCAATATTTGCGCGGCTCTATTTGGATGTCTAGCGACTCGCCGGTGTATGTAAACGGCACCGCGCAGAACACGATTGCTCTCGGACACAATGACGTGCTGAATGATGCTGACGGTTCGGCTTATAAAGGCGATTATAAGAATGGTAGCACTCGCGAATCGGTTTTCATTGGTCGCAATAAGGCTATCTCTCAGGTTGAAGACTCTTTGATAATCGGTGCTGGTACGTGGGGCGGAACCCAAACTATCGGTAGCTACGACATTGCTTCCGATATGAACCCGTACTATATGAGTTCCCAAAATTACTCCGAAACTTCTATCTTCCCGTCTGTGACGAGCGGAGTGTTTGCAGTATCTAGCATTGGGTCTATGAACACGGTGCAACGTAATGCTCGTGGAATTTACGCTATTGGTACCGACAGTGTAATTCCGTCTAGGTCTGGAAACGTGCTTATGCTTGGCAACCGAATGAACAAGCCAAGCACTACGTATTCGTTTGCAAAAGATGGCATTATGACGGTTGACGAGTTCAATGAACGCTACGGTAATACTGCTCGTTGGCCGTACCCATCTGATGACTTTATCTGGACTACTACCGATACTTCTGGAACATACCCAGTTTACAAGAACAACATCGTGGTGGTGGGTACTGGAACGATCAATCTGCTTAATGGTCAGTCCGGAACGCCGTCAGTTACGCAGCGTAGCGTTAAAGGCGTGACCTTGTATATTACATATAGTAATTACGTTTGGAACGGTGGTATCACTTGTGGTACAGGTACCGGTACTTTTGGTAGTTATCCAGAATATTATTCCAACCTGTACCAGAAACCGGGTAATTTAAAAAATGTAATTATGCTCGGTGACGACCTGTCGGTCGGCTACGGTAGTACGAACAGCATTATTATTGGCGATAAGAGTGGTACTCGCAAGATTAAGTATACGAACTCCTTCATTAACACATTGGGCGATGATATTGGATATCAGCGTGATAACACGCCGGGTCCGTTCGGTCATTTTGATAATGTTTGGTGGATT